ATGTACTACGGAGTCTTTCAATGGGCGTTTATGGCGCTTGCCTTTATCTTTGGAATTTCGGCACTGGTACGGATTGAAGCGTTCTCGACACACAGCACCCAACGCACAAAGCACCATCCGGGGCAGCAGGTGGTGCTATGGCTTGGAGCGGCAATTTTTGCGCTGGCAGCTTTTGTTGTCGCAGTCATGGCTTTGCGTGCGGGCATGCGGTAACCCTTATCCACTGTCCTTTCGGATAAATATGTGAATTTCCGGTGTTTATTCCACGATTTTTCACGTGCGGCAAATCACATGGACGTGACATTGTTGTAAAATTGAAAGCGTATATACGTTGAGGAGGGAGCACCACAACGCATATATGAACCGGCGCTTTGGTGCTGATTCTTTTCTAGATGGTCTGCCTTCCGATAGACCGATATAGAAAATGAGGGTAGTCGGGCTTGAACGGGGCCTTGGCTACCCTCATTTTTCTGCCCTGACAGGCCCCCTCGAATGCCCGATTCGTGACTTCGGCACTTTGTCAGGTACTCTTGAACCTGCCGTGTTGACCACGGCAAGCTGGAGGATTCGCCTAGCGGCCTATGGCGCACGCCTGGAACGCGTGTTGGGTTAACGCCCTCGGGGGTTCAAATCCCCCATCCTCCGCCAAATCGGCCCCTAGATCTCAACGATCTAGGGGCCTTTTTCTTTGTGTGTTGACGGGACGGCTGTTTTTGTTGACAAGAATCGCTTAAAATTGGGTCATGGCAAGCATTAGGGAACGCAAAAAAGTAGACGGCACCATTCGATATGCCGTCCTTTGGCGTGACTCCGATTCAGGCAGGCAGACGTCGCAGAACCTGCCAACGCTATACAAAGCGAAGCAGTTGGTTCGCCACCTTGAAGCCAACGGAAATTCTCTACGCGCCGTCGAGCGCCTGCTAGAGAAGATCGAAATTGGCGGACCAAGCGTCACTGAGAACTTAGACAAGCACATTGCGCTGCTGACTAGGGCGGGACCGGATCAGCTAAAGCGATACAAGGCTGCGATTAAAAACCACTTTGGCGGGGAGTTTGGCAAGCTGCCGGTGGCCGCCGTCGAGCATGAAGACGTGGTCATGTGGGTAAAGATGATGCAGGAGAAGAAAGCGGGCGGTAAGCCCATGTCGCCCAAGACCATCGCTAACCACCATGGCCTTCTGTCCGCGTCGATGGAAACGGCGGTACGCCTTAGGCTGCGGCAGGACAATCCATGTAAGGGTGTGCAGCTGCCTCGCGATGAGTCAATCAAGGAGAAGATGCACTTCATGACGGCCGCTGAGTCTGCGACCATCGTGCAGACTCTACCGAAGCGGTACAGGCCGCTCATGGCTTTCCTCCGTGGCACGGGTGCCAGGTTCGGAGAAGCGACAGCGCTGCTTGGCGGAGACTTCCAGCTGGACGTCCCCCAGCCAACCGTCAGAGTTGAGAAGGCGTGGAAGCGTGACGGAGACAACCGGTTCTATGTTGGGCCACCCAAAACTCGCAAGTCGCGCCGCACTATCAGCCTTTCCCCGTCGCTCGTTGATGTCGTTCGCCCTGCCGTGGAAGCTGCCGGCGCCGGGGGGATCGTGTTCACGACGTCTTACGGTGGCCCAATCAGGCATAGCACGTTCCATGAGTTCTGGGCCACCGCGCTGGATGCTCTCGAGTACCCAGAGGGCGCCGGAAACAGGCCTCGAATCCACGATATGCGACACACTCACGCCTCGCTAATGTTAGGCGCCGGGATGAGTCCTTTTGAATTGTCCAGAAGGTTAGGGCATGAATCCATCCAAACGACAGTTGACCGATATTCGCACCTCGTGCCCGACGCTCAGTTCCGTGCGGCAGAGCTAGCCGAGAAGGCGCTCGAAGCGTAACCGCATGCGAGTAGTTTCGGCAATGTCGGACCGCGCCTATAGACTGCTCTTTCACACTCAAGCACCACTTTATGGGGAACAAATGAAGAAGATTATTGCCGCCGTGGCTGTTGCTGCGGCTCTCGCACTCACTGGTTGTTCGGCATCTACGGACTCTGCCAATTCTAGCAAGGTAGTGACCGCTGAATCTAAAGCTGCTGCACCAGACGCTGCACCAGCCGCCCCGAAGGCGGAAGAAGTCCCGAGTGATTACAAGTCAGCACTGAAGAGCGCGCAAAACTACGACAAGATCCTGCCCATGAGCAAGGCCGGACTCTTCGCCCAACTCACCAGCCCTGCAGGCGACAAGTTCACCGCTGAGGCTGCACAGTACGCCGTTGACAACATCAAGGCGGACTGGAATGCGAATGCTCTGAAATCCGCGAAGAACTACCGGGACACGATGGCAATGTCTCCCGAGGGCATCCGCACTCAACTCACAAGCGAGCATGGTGACAAGTACACTGCCGAGGAAGCGGCCTATGCGGTCGACAACCTAGGCTAACCGCACTCCCCTAAGCCCCGTCCACCACAAGTGGGCGGGGCTTAGTGCTGCCCACGTTGTCGGCCCCTCGGCGTACCCTTGATTGGTGAAGATCATCGGCGCCATTGAGACTATCCAGGCTGACCCGTTAGTGACGGGCCCCATCGAAGAAACTGCGGTCGAGTGCGAGGACTATCACGAGGGATTCGCGGCCATGCGCCGGACACTGCCAGAGGGGCAGCGGATCTTGAGTATCCGAGTTGAGCGTTAAACACCAGTAGCGCCCCACCTGTGAAGGTGGGGCGCTTTTTGGTGGGTGCTACTTGCCGTCGTCGCCGTAGATAGGTGAGTGACTTCGGAGAGTTGCTTCTCGGTAGTCGTCGGTGAGTTCAGGATCCGCGGGCGGTGCAGGCTTGGGCTTGTCTTCGGGTGAGAGCCATGGCGCGTATTTCCTCAGCCAGTCGTTGACGCCGGGGACTGCCATGACGCGGGTGACCAGTGCAATTGCCACTGCTGTGACCGTGATGGCCCCGTTGAGCCAGATGAACACCCATCCGGGGATCACGTCGCCGTAGGGTCGCAGTGTCTCGATGACGACAGCGAGGACAGGGTTCAACAGCAGCAGCATGCCGACTAGTGCGGCTAGCCCAGTACGAACACTGGCGCTGCGGGGGTTGCGTTCCTGTGTGGACGCTGCTGCGTGGCGTGACATCACTTGGTGCCTCCTAGGATCTTGACTAGCTCGTCGCGGACGTTGGCAGCGATACCGGCTGCGTTGATGTCCGATGCGAGCTGGGCCGGTGTCGCTGACTGCAACAGCACCTTTGACTCCTGCGTGTTCCAGAACGTCTTGCGGACGTTGCCAACGAGCTCGTCAAGCTTCTCGTTCATGCCTGTAGCAAGATTGCTCGTATCGGCGGTTGTGCCGACGACTTTGCGGAGGTTATCGCGGACCTCGATCTGGTCGGCGTCGGAGAGTGTCATGAGGAAACCTTCTTCCATGATTGGTGTGATCCCGGACCCTTGCCCGGTGATGGTTGTGCGGGGCCTCAGGAATCCGAGGATGCCGGCGCGGGCTAGGTCTTGGTAAATCGTTGGCCCTGACGACTCGGGTGAGTATCCGGGAAGCCATGGTTGTGCCGGGCTGCTGTTCTGGGACAGGCTGCGGAGGATCGGGCCGCGGTCTTCCATGAGCACGGCCGTGTGGCTGATGGGGTAGTCAGCGGAACCGTAGGCCCAGATGATGATGTCACCTGGCAGGCCGCGTTCCGTGCCAGGGATTGGGGTCACGTGCCGCAGCAGGTCGGCCGTGTTCGCGGTGTTCTGCGTGGCAACCTCCCACGACCCGGCAGCCAGCCCGGGAAAGCGGCTCGGTTGCGTCCACAACGTGCCACCATTGCAGGCTGTGAGCCACGCCTGCGCCAAGTCCCAGCACTGGTTGCCCGCCCACTGGTCGACGTCGATGTACCGGCCAACAACGGTCTTGGCCCAGTCAGTCAGGTTCACCATGATGCCTCCTTAAATGAGTGAGCCACCCGTTGGGGTGGCTTGGTGGTGGATACGGGGGCGGCGTCTGGGTTTCCCGGGCGGGTTTGGCATCCCGTCGCGATGCCAGTCCTCCCACTCCGTGGAGTATTCCCGTTCGCTGCCAAGGTTGCCGTAGAGCTCATTGAACTTCTCATCCATGCGTGCTTCGCGATGGGCTGAGTCCCGTTGCCCCGCCTGCAATGTTCCGATGATGGTTTGCATGGTGTCGTATTGCTGCTGGTCACGGGCAAGCCCTGCCGCCCTCTTGCGCCCGTCAAAGTCCGCTTGCTGCGCGGCGATGGCCAGGGCGTGATCTTGCTCCTGCTTGATACGCTCGTTCTTCGCCCGGATCTTTGCGACCATCCACGTCCCGGCACCTGTGAGTATGACCAGCACAATGGGCAGGATTAGCTGCACCGCAAGAGGCAAAACCCATGCGAGGTCTTTAGTTTCCTCAGGCATTAGTACCCCCAGCACTGGTACTGGATGTACAGCAGGGTTCCGGAAGGGACACCGTTGACCACGAACTTGATACCGGTCCGGCTCGTTCCGTCAGCCACCACGTTGAAGCTGACCGGGCCAGCCGTGGTGTGCATCCGCATCAGCGCCGTGGAGACCAGCTTGGTCGGGAACGCCTCAGGAAAGACGATGTACCCGACGCTGTAGGCGTCAAGAGTGACCGCTACCTCGAGGGATTTGAAGATGGGCGGCGCGGCTCCCTGCCCGATCTGGATCATGGGTTGAATAGTCCATGCAGTTCCGTCCCAGATCGCTACAGGGTTGCCCGGTAGGTACATCAGGATCGCAGGCAGGCCCGGGCGCTTGGTCAGGGCATCCCGTTCTGCTTGCGTGTAGACGGGTATGGGGACGTTGGTGGTGTCAGCCATGCCTTTGAGTTGTTTGGTGGGCTGGAACGCGTCGGAGGGTACGGGGACGACGATCCCGTTTTCAGTTTTGAGTGTCAATTCAGCGTCTCCAATCAAGGAAGATTTGGCCAGTGGATGGGTCTTCGGTACGTGATGAGAAGCCTGCATAGTCGGGGCCGATGATGCTGACCCCACCACCGGAGAGCAGGAACGGTGCGAAGTGGGTTGGTAGGTCTACGGCGTCCCCGGCCCACCCCGCTGGGATGGTGAGCGAGAACGGGGACCCGACAAGAGATACGGCCCCACCTGGGCGGCGATCATGGATATGACATTGAAAGATGATCGTGACCGGGGCGTTGAAGTTGCCCACCCCAGCTAGACGCCGGGGCAACAGGATTCGGACGCGATCAATCGTTCGCCCCGCAAGTTCCTTAGGAGACCCGCCGTAGAACCATGAACCATAGGCCCGCGTCGCAGAACCCGGGATGAGGCCCTGAAATACGCGGCCAACCCGGGCAGGAATCACCGACTCCCACCCACCAACAGCAGAGTAAGTCGACGCGTCCACACACCGGTAGTCACCTCGTCCCGACTCCGACGGTCCCGGCGGTGGTTGGATCGGCGGTGGCCCCGTTTCCGGTGCCGCGGTTGGAACGACTTTCCCGGTCACGGTCGGCATTGCTGCGTTCCAGGCGAGCAGTACCTCATTACCTACGGCGGGGGTGTACGAGCCGACAAAGTCCGCCACATAGTCCACGCCGTCGGTGCCCGTCACTGTGATGGTGACTGACCCTGCCGGTACGGTCTTGACCTTCGCCCTGCCAGGTCGCGGGGATGCTGTCAGACGCCCGGTCACCACAGCCTCCGACTGGCCAGTCTCGCCGGAGACGATGTCCACCACGACGGCGTCACCAAGTGACACCACGACTGGGTCTACGTACCGTGCCGGCAGGATGTTTCCATTGACATTCACTGCGAGTTTGCCCGCCGCGTTCATCACCATGATGCCCCGATACCGGCTCAACCCGCCCAACGGAATTTGTTCTTGAAGCTTGATGAGGTTAGCCACGCACAACACCCCTAAACGCTCGTTGCGCTTCCGTGTACGAGCACGTCACTGTCAAGGTCATGGCCGCCACGGATGAGCCCGACGATTTCAGGTCCATTTTCGTCACCCGCCCTATCAAATACATTTCTTGCTGGCCTACCAGATAGGTGGCAACCTGCACCCAATCACCCACCTGGATAGACGGGTCTGGCAGGCAAATGATGTCCAGATCCTGGGTGAGTCCGGCCAATTGAGTGTCACGCATTTCCCGTGCGTACTCATCGCACTGCTGTTGCGTGTTGAGCATCGTGGACTCATAGAACTTCGGGTACCGGCCATGGGCTCCGCCAAATTTCAAAGCCCCGGAATCAATGGTGGCGATGCCACGGATCGGGACATCCTGCCCGCCAATGGTCGCCGTCCCGTCAGCGATAAACATGTTGTACAGGCCGTCAAGCTTCTGGCCGCGCTGCACATCGACGAGCATCCCGTCATCCCCGCCACGGAGTACACGCACCTCGCCGTGCTTCACCAACGGGTACACCTCAAGCTGGGCGTCCCCGTTCATCCGGTAATTGCACCCGATCCGCTTGCACAAGTCCTGGACGGCGTTGAGCCGGTCACCCTCGAAAATGAGGGACTTATTCACAGCCCTGTCCACGACCCCAGCCACAGCCACCACGGGGGCAATACCATCCATCAGCCGTCGAATCTCCGACAAGATCGTGGGCGCCCCACCCTGAGGAGATTCCGGGGCTAGTAGCTTGTAGATGCTGGCGTCAACAGCCAGATCTTCCGCCGACAGATTCAGGGAAGCGCCAGAGGACACCATGACCTGCCGCTTACCCTTCGGAATTGGCGAGCCAGGATTCACGTGGCCGCGATGGTCAATGACATAGGAACGCCACTTCTCTGTCGGAGCATTACCCGTCACCCGGTACTCACCGATCGACACTGACCCGGCCCCGCCGACCTGATACATGCACTGCAAACGGGTACCTGCGACACCGAGGGGGTCCTCCAAGAGCCACGGCATCCTAGACGCATCCACATCAGCCATCGACAGATTCAGTGACTGGATCTGTCGGCCCTCATCCCACGACAAAGACCAGGAAGTGATCGGCAAAGGATCAGGCCACACCAACCGGCCCCCGTACCAGGCAAAGACAATCAGCCGGTCAGTAGTTCGTGAGCCTGTTAGCGCGGCCCGGGTATTAGGATCAATCCACCGCACAAGGCCCCCTTAGATCAACGCATTAGCCGAGCATCGGAAGAATGGATTAGTGCCAGCCACTTCGGCCGCGATTCGCCAGTACGGGGCCTTCACCGTGAATCGCTGCACGATTGCCCCGGGCCGGGCCAGTACGCCGATGACGTTGTCCGGCTGGGCTACAGCCCACGTCGCACCATCGAATGACCACTGCACACCAAAGACCACAGACGCTTCCTCGCCAGACACCTCGGCAACCGACACGCCAACGCTGATCCATTCCCCGGCCAGCGTTTGCTGAACTTCGCCAGTCATTGACTCGGTAATTTCCTTGCCCGCAAAAAGCGGTATCCCAGTCGCCATATTTTCCCCTTACGCCCCAGACGGGGACTTGATAACGTCCAGCCAGGTCTTCCCGGCCAGTGCGGTTTCAATCTGCTGCCAAGTTGCGTACAGGGCTTCCACGTCGCCCCACGTCCAGCGCGGCACCAGAACATCCATGGATGGGCCCTTGATAAGCGGTGCTTTGATAAGCCAGTCCACGGTGTCATCACCAAGCTGCGCCCGCTTCGGCAACTCACTTACACCTGCCGCTGCGATATAACACAGCGGCGGCAGACTATTGCCCCAGGGTGCAACGGGACGGATGAGTAGCGGCCCACCCGACATGATCAAGTCCCGCAGATTATTCGACTGCTCGGCCGCCTTGGTGACCATGTCGAAATCCACGCCGCTCGCACTCGCCCGCTGCCCGATCAAAGCCACCGGATCAGTGGACCCGATGACCTGCATCAGGGAAACATCCGCCGCATACATCAGCTCGGATAACGCTGTCGCCCGGAGGACTGGCGCCCCGTCAGTGCGGTGCGTCGCGTCGATGGCGATAGCGGAGCCGGGCACCAGCGGATCTTGCAGCCACCCACGCGTTGACGGCACAGTGATGGAAGCCGCCGTCGTTGGCTGGGTGATCGTCGGACCGCTGATGATCTCAACATCGTAAGAAGCCACAATGTTGAATGGCACCTCGTCGTCGATGACATAGTCAGAATCGACCGTCTCCCGATTCCCGCCACCCCTGATCAGGGTTCGCCGCCCGGCAGCCGTCCGCCACACATTGAACACAGTCGGTGTGGCACCGAGCCCCGTCACCGTCACCCCAACGGACGGAGCCGGAGACGGGGCCAACGTAACCACTTGCACTACAGCACCCATCAGCGCGCCCTCCTTCTACCTGCAAAGTCATCCGCCTGATTGACTGCACGATTCGCGACGCCACCGGCGATGACCTCAATGCGGGCATCAATCTGTTCATTGCCGATGTACACCCGAACCTCGGGAGCCGATACAGAAACCGACCCTTGCCCACCAGAAACCGGCGAGTAAGCGGACTGACTCATGGACGCCCCATACCCACCCGCCAGAGACTTCGACGGCGCCTCGTAGGTTAGGTTGTTTACGGACTCCATGAAGGGGACCCCATACTTTTGGACGGCGGCCGTCCGTTGCATGAACTCCCCGCTGCTGGCCCAGATAGGTACATCATCAGAAGTGCCCGTGCCAGGGCCAGAGATGAGCCCTCCAATTGGGAACGGCTTCACTTTGCCGCCGCCCGCAAGCGCTTGGATTAGACCACCGGTTGCTTTCTGCTGTCCTCCGCTTCCACCGACGCCGTTGGATACGTGCTCCTCTGAGTAGATCGACTTCTCATGAGTGGTCACCCACACATTGGCTGTCTTGCCATCAAGGTTTCGGACGCTGTTGTCTATACCGTTGAGCTTCGCCATGGAGTCGACATAGTTCTGAATCGCCGTGTCCACGTTCGCGTTGTCCGGGATGCCCAAGACCTTGCGCGCCATCTTGTCCGCGTCCTCGCCAGTCATGCCGAACCGGCCGCCGGCCGCAACTAGGGAGTCGTAAGTGCCGCGAAGTTTCCCTTGTAGCTCCTCTTGCGTGGCACCGTTGTTTGCCATCGCTTCCATGTTGGAGATGCCAGCTTGCGCCACGCCATCCAAGGCACGAGAGTTGGCCTTACCGGCCTCAGTGGTGATGTCAAGACTGGTGCCGTACTTTTTGATGGAAGCGTCTAGGCCTTCAAGCGACTCTTGCCACTTGATAGCCGCCTCATTGGCCGAAAGCTGAATCAGCCCGGTAGCGAACATTGCCTCTAGCAGCTTGCCCAAAGAAGCCACTGTGCCATCGGCTGCAAGACCAACCTCAGCCAGAGCCTTGGCCGTCTCCTCGTTTGCCGCGGCCTGCGCCTGTGCCGCAGCGGTCTGCCCCTCGGCGGACTTGGAGGCCGCATCAATCAGCGGAGGGACATTGCCCAGCATCCACTGGTAGTACTCCTCATTAGTCAGGTTCACACTGAGAGTGTCTGCCTGCTTGCGAAGCGCGGCCTCGTAGGTGCCGAACGCCTTTGCCGTGTTCTCAACACTGACACCAGAGGCCTTGCCTTCTGCTGCAATCTTTGAGAACGCCTGGGCCGCCCGCTTGCCGTCACCGTTCTGCACCAGAGTGGCGAGACCGTCTGACATGCCCTGAATTGCCTTCTGCGTTTCCTTGAGCTGGGTGGTCATCTTCGCGGCCGGCACGACAGCGTTGATTGCATTGGCCCAGAACTCATTAAAGCCCTCTGTTTTAGAAACATCATTGAGGTCTCGCAGAGCCTGGCCCACAGAAGTGATCTTTTCCGAGAACGGATCAGATGATTCGCTGGCCGCCTTGAAGAAGTCCTCCCCGAAAATATCTTTAGTAGAGCCTCCCGTCTTGGCGAGACCCACCAGCTTGGCTTCAATCGAGTCAGCGGTATATACACTGTCCTTCGCCGTAGCAGCCAGTGCTATTCCGATACCAACAATGGCCAACGCCGCAATGCCGCCAGCTATACCGATCTTTTTCATCCCGGAAACCAGCCCAGCAGACGACGCACTAAACCCCGCCATGGCTGCACGAGTGGCTGCGATCTTCGGGACAAGAGTGATGAACGTTCCACCAAGTAGAAGGAGCCCGCCAACCAGCGCGGCAGCTACGGTCATTGCAGTCAGTATCGGCGTCGGGACCTGACCCACAGCGTCCACCGCAGCTTCCGCCGCCTGGACAATCCCGCGCAACATCTCAGCCGGGCCAGACCCGCTGTTGATCATGAGCGTGTCAAAGGAGCCGCCCAGCTTCTCAATGTCACCAGCAAGGTTGTCCTGCATGCGGGCCGCGGTCTCAGCGGCGTACCCGGAATCATTTACGGCATCGATCCAAGCGCCGATCCCACCAGCGCCCTTCTCGTAGATCACCGCGGCAGCGCGCACGGCGTCGGAGCCAAAGATCGTAGCCATAGACGCATTACGCTGCTCGACCGTCAGGCCCTTCATTGATGTCTGTAGATTGCCAGCGAACTTCTCAAGTCCAATGAAGTTGCCTTGGGAGTCATAGGCGCTGATGCCCAGCCTCGCCATCTCCTTCTGAGCTTCCTTGGACTGAGGGGTAAGCCTTTGCAACATTGACTTGAAGCTTGTGCCAGCATCAGAGCCGATCAGGCCGGCAGATGCAAAGGCAGCCAGGCCGCCCGTGGTCTCCTCGATGGTCAAGCCAACCTGAGAGGCAACAAGTCCGGACTGCTTGAGAGCCATCCCCAGGTCTTGGACAGAGCCCTGAGCCTTACCTGCACCAGCCGCAAGCAGATCAGCAATGTGCGGCACTTCGGTACCAGCCAGCTTGAACTGCGTCATAGCCGTTGCGGCTATCTCCGACGCTTCGCCCACGCCAAGAGCGCCAGCAGCGGCCAAGTCCATAGCGCCTGACAGCCCGCCATTGAGAATGTCCTTCGTGGACACGCCCGCCTTCGCAAGCTCCTCAATGCCCTGCGCTGCCTCCACAGCAGAGAAGGCCGTATCGGCGCCAACCTGGATTGCCTTCTCACGCAGAAGTTCCATGTTGGCAGCGGTCTCATGAGTAGCCGCGTCCACGGATGACATAGCCTTGTCGAACTCCGCAAACTTGGCAATCGACATGCCAACGCCAACCAAGATGGCGGCACCCGCCACGAGCATGCCCTTGCCGACCGTGTTCCACGCCTGCTCATTGGCCTGCGCACTAACCATCAGGCCGCGCATGCCCCGCTGGCCCTGCATTCCCGCCTGCTCAGCCGCGACACCAGTTGACCGCGCTGCCTCACCGGCCGACTGCATGTCGCTGCGGAAATTCCCGACTTCGGCCCGGAGACGTACGACAACAGAGCGCTCAGACATATAGGCCTCCGATATGGAATTTTGTGGTTAGATCATGGGATGGAACCCATAACAAAGGCCGCTACAAAGCGGCATAAATTAACCTCGGCTGGAATGATCACTGGAATTATTGGGGTGGCTCTTTTTTTGCTGCCCATAATCACCGGGCAATTGCGCAGCCCGATAATGCTTTTCTTGGGCATAATCCTGGGAGTGCTCGCAATCGCCGTAGGTTTGGCGCTCATGATTGCCGGATGGATGATCCGAATGCGCCAAGCAGCAGAAATGCGCTAAAAGCCGTCCGCTTCGATGAGCGTCAACTTCTGCCCGGGGTAGGTGTCTTTCTTATCTGCGTCTTTGGCTGCGTCGATGGGTTCGCATCCATGGCAGATGTTCTCGCTGTTCGCTTCCCAGCGGCCCACGTTCTCGTCTCCATGCGTGACGCTATGGTGCAGTCCACAGCCGGAGCAGAGCCCATCCTCGTAAAGGGTTAGCGCCAAGGCCATGACGCGGTCACGGTCAGTCCAGGTACCGTCATCCTTGCGTCCGCGCAGCACGGTCTGGGGAATCTTCCAAGACCGTGCTGTGCGCGCCTCTAGGAGGACATGGCCGTTTCGTCGGTCGGCGAGGGCGTCAGCAATTTTGGGATCATCACCTTCGGTTCCTCATTCGTTGCACGCGAATACGCAGCCTTGATCATGTTGATCTGAGCCTCGCCCAGAACTTCGGCGAGCTGCTTCACCCGGTCCAAGTTCATGGCCGGCGAGACAACAGCCTTCGCGATCACGCGCAGGTCAGATTCCTTCTGCAGAACAGCCGTGGACGCGGTGATCGCAGCAGTACGAACAAATGCGTTCACATCGTTGACAGCCGTGATCCCGGCACGCTTGCACTGATCAACAGCATCGGCCCGAGCCGCTGCAGCAACCTTGTCTAAGTCGTCCTTGAGCTCCTTTTGCGTCTCCGCCCGGATCGCCTCCACTTCGTCATACACAAGGGAACGGACGCGGAACACCTTCTTCGAGGCGGCCAGCTGCACGTACAGCGCATCGATCTTCGCCTGCAGTGTGGATCCGGAATCTTCGCCCATGGCCCGGTCAGCTTCCGGAATGGCCGCGGCGGTGCGCTGCTCGGCTTCTAGAAGATCAATGTCCGCCATCAAGTCCACGCGACCATACAACGTGACAGATCGCTCCGAACGCTTGGCGCCGGAAAGGAAAGCATCAATGTCGGTAAATTCGTCAGTCATCACAGGCTCCTAGAGTCCAAAGTTTTCGGGGGCGGAAATGAGCGGGACAGTTTTGGATTGCTTCATGTACGCGTCGCCGAGACCGTTCAGGATCTTCTTCCCGTCGAGCCCCTGGGAGAAGATGACCACTGTCAGTTGGCCGTTTTCGATGGTGGCGACCTGATCGGCAATGACCTCTTTCGGATCAAGGCCGTTCGCTTCAATGAATGCGTTGAGCTGCGCGTCCGGTAGTTCTTTGCGGAAAAACGAGATTCGTTGCATGGCTTCGTAGGCTCCTAAAGTGTGTGGTCGTAGGCTCAGTGAAAGGGTGAAGCAGCGGCGCGGGGAGCCTACGAAAACAACCCGCGCCGCCAGTAGTGGGGACTACGCGCCAGCAGCAACCACTGCACGCTCGTCAACTTGGTCCTGAACGAACCAAGTGATGCCGACCTTCTCGTAGCCGGCAGTGGCAGGAGACAGGATCCGCGGAGTACCGGACAGCACCTCGTACACCTGCACCTCGTCAGTGGCTTTGAAGGCAACCTCGTGCGCTTTCTCGCCGTCGTCGATCTGGCCGATGCGCTGCACAAGGTAGCCGTGGATTCCCTTGGACGTGATCGTGGTCCAGACCTTGTCGTCCAGGGCGTCCTTCCAGCGGAACGCGTCGGTGCTGGCCTCGTAGTTCGTGCGGCCCGGCGTGGACGAGTTTGAGGACGTGCACAGCGCGGGGTCGTTGATCGAGTCGTCGCCTGTGGAACCAAGCGCGAAGTTCGCCGCCGTGATGTTGCACGAGAGTTCCAGGATCCCCACGCCGGTCAGTTCGGAAACCTTCGGGGCGTGGTAGTTCGCGAGTGTCGGGACAAAGATCAGACGCCGATTCGCGTCCGTCAGCATTTTCTGGCCAGCCATTTACTTGCCTGCTTTCTTGAGGGAAGGAGTTTGGGAGAGTTGCGGGAACCGGCCATCAAGCCAGGTCTCGGGCACCGGATGGGGCAGCTTGGTGCCCGTGGTGTTGTCGTAAACTCGCACCCATTTGCGCGGGTCATACGTGCGGGGATTGGCCAGTACCAGCGCACTTTCGGGCGCGCCAGAATCGGCCGGCTTGGGATTAGCCAAGACGTGCCTCCTAAATAGGGGTGCGCTCTAAGCGCGTTGGGTGGTGAACGGGAATTCGTCCACACAGAAAACGGGGTGCGTCTTCGTATTTGGGATCGTCACCGTGTGGTCAGCTTGGGCATCAATAAGCGATGTCTGCTTGATGCGTGACGGGGACCAGCCAGCAACAGGGATAACCTTGTCACTCAGCAAGGCCCGCACCACATCCACAGCAACCAGCAACTGCGCGCCCGTCTGGCCGGCGTAGGTGATCTTCGGGCGCAGGTTCAGCGTGTCCGGTGTCCCGCACAACGCTTCCGTGTCCTCAGTGCCAATGCCGCCCCACAGCAGCACGTATGGGTAGGTGGGCACCTCAGGAACGTCCCACTCGTACACTTTGTAAGTCACGGGCAGGCCGACCTTTAGAAGGGCAGACAGAGCCTCGTAATGGGCGCGGATACTCACTCAAGAATCACCCCATCCAACTTCGAAAGCGCGTCAACGAACGCGCCCTCCTCGGCCTGTAACGCAAGAAGTGGATCAGGCAAAGTGCCACCACCTCCACGCGCACCGCCAAAGTAGGCAATGCCCGCAAGAGAAGCCGCGGACCCGTCAGAACCAGACCTATTGCCCCTGCGGCTACCCCAAGGAGTCATCACATCCTTGTCAGGGCCAACCTCACCCTCAACAGAATTGCCGTCCGCGTTGATGTCGTAGTTGATCGTTTCGGCCATGCGCTTGAAACTTAGCGATCCTCGCGCTTCGGACCTCATCTGATTCTTAATCTTTAGCGATCCCTTGGAGACAACCTGCCGGATCTCCTTCATGACCCGTTCAGGGGATGAAGCAAGGTCAGACGCGAGGCGTTCAAGATCATCGCTCATGCCGTCACCAACTCCACGTTCCAACGAGCCGCCGTGCGCTGATCTCCACGAGCAAGCTCAACAAGCCGGAACACTCTACCGATCAATGTCGGATCACTCCTGTGAGTAACCATGAGTACCGAGTCGCCAGTTTCCAGAGCGGTCGCCACAGGGAAATGCATCTGCAAGTTCTCCACCGTGAAAACGTGTCCACCGGCAATCGGAGACGCGGCTTGAGCAACAGTCGTCTGCACTTTGCACGCGCCCTCATAGGCCGTCTCAACCGGCGTCGTAACGATGCCGTCCGGGTCGGTAAATGGGATGCCGGGGCGGCTGGCAACACAGCCGCCCCACATGAGCTTCTCCGCCTTGGCTTGACGCCGCTTGAGCAGCAATTCAACCCGCATCGGAGCCTCCTAGTACCATGGGAACTCAACGCCAGGGGTTGGCGTTGGAACCCATCCGGATGATGGTGGGACAGTGTCGGTTCGGGTCGTTGCCACGACGCCAAGCCCTCGCATGCCTGAGGATTTGAACGTGGTCAGCATGCGCTTCTCAGACGCGGTCAGATAGGCGCCAGCCTCGTCAACTTTCCACGACTCATCAGAGTCATCAATGGCACCCTTGGTCTGCGCGTTCCGGTTGTCAAAGACGCGGGAGGCGCAGTAGAGCGTGACCATGACTGCATCATCGGGCACGGGGGTGACTAGCTCGCCAGACTCCTGTAGCCACGTCCGCTCTGATTCACGACGAACCAGAGCGGACGCGATACGCAGGCAAAGCAGGGCGCGCTTCTCGTCAGCCGAAGCGGTAACGATTGGCTCGCCCAGCCAGTCGGCAAGATCATCGACCCCGGCCAGTGGCTTAGGGGTCGCCACGCTACGGGGTCGTGTCGAACGCGACGGACACGGCGCGGGTTGCGTCGAGCGTGGTTGCCCCAAAGAAGGTATCCACGACGGACTGATCCTCAAGCTGCAAGGGGTTGTAGTGCTGAATCCAGCGCAGCGCGAAACCATCTTGTGCCACGGAAGCGGACTTGGCCGCACCCTCAGGAGCGCGGGAAGGACGCGTTACGTGGGCGAATGCGTCCGAGTGGTAGCCGATGCCGAAGTCAGCAGGCAGCGCGGGGTCGGCCAAAATGGTGAAGCCGAACAGGCGACCAATGGTTGCCTCGCGCAGAACCTCGGTTGTGCCGGACTCATTGGCCTTCTGCAACTGGGGAAGCGAAAGAATCGCGGCCTCAATGTTCGCGCCAACAGCGAAGTATCGGCCATTCGCGGTCACGTGGCGGGCGTTCAGAACATGACGGGTCTTGATCAATACCTGGATGATATTGGAACCGTCTGCCTTGACCTTCGGAATGCTTGCATCCGTGGCGATGGCAACCATCTGGGTGATCAGCGGAGACGCGATCTCGTCCACGACTGACTCGGCCTGAGGTATCAGGACCTGCTTGGTGAGGTTCTCCAAGGTGAACGTCGCGAAATCGTCCGGAAGGCGAACGGCGTTGTATAGCTGGTTTTCCAGCTTGACCGGGAACCATGCCTGGCCAAGTTCGTTGAACTCGATGGATGCCCGGGCGGTGCGGTTGGCCTTGGTGTAGACCTTGGCCTTGCCGGCGTTGATCGGGCCCAGCACGTTCACGGTCTGGCCGCGGCCAGCAACGAACTCAGTCGAGAAGTCCTGACGGACGGTGCGCGGAAGGTTGGTCAACCACCGCAGGGAAGTCAGAGTTGCCTTAGCGGCCTGCTCCGGGGTGTACAAAACATTAGCCACGAGGGCCTCCTAATTTGGTCAAAAGAAAAAGCGCCACCCGAATCAGGTAGCGCTACTTGCGAAACATGCGCTCCGCGAACTTGTCTGGGTCATCGAGGCCATCTGGCTCAACGGTTGGATCTCCGCCGCCGCGCAGCTTCTCGCGAGACTGGTTTGTAGGCGGGGCCTTCTTGCCGAACAGCGCCATTAGCTCTTCGGCGTCTTGAAGAATCTCTTCCTCGGTCGTGCCGGATAGGCGTTTGATGAGCGCTTCGGGCAGGCCGTGTTTGACGCCGACTCGTAGGCGCAGGTTCTCGGCTTCCAGAGCCGTTACCCGCTCGCCCTTGCCGTCAGCGTCTTTGGCCTTTTCCTCAGCCTCCGTTGCCCGCTTGCGTAGGTTCCGGTTCTCGCTGTTGATCTTGTTGATCTTGGTGCGGGCACGGTCGGCGTCGAATACTCCCTCGGCCTCTTCGGACTCCAACGCTTCGGTAGCTTCGGCTTCAACCTCCGGGGCTTCAACCTCAATCTCTTCGGTTTCAGTGCCTTCGATGATCTGTTCAGACATGGTGTTGCCCTCCTGGGGCTTAGTGTGTTTTGCCGCCACCAGGGCAGCACTTACAGCCCGCGCCCCAGGTGGGATGCGGGAAGACTATTTGTTCCGCGCTAGGGGCGAATCGCGAAAGGTGCCGTTCTCACGCATGCGCCACAAGACGTTCTCCTGCGTGCGGCTCTCACCGGCGGCGTCGGCTTGCTTGGCGGCCTTGTCGTATTCTTCGATGAACAGCTTTTCGGAATCGCTAGGTTCCCAGTCGCCATAAACGATCTCGGCCGTACAGCCGCAATGGCCGTGATACTCAAGGCCAGTGCCGCCAATCGAGTCTGCGCGCTGCTTGGATGAGTAGATTGGGCCGCGGCCAGCAAGCATCCCGCAGAAGGTGCACGGGTCACCGTCAGTTACGCGCCGCCAGCCAACAGCGCGCTGATCTGCGCTGCCAGTCTTTGCCACAGCAAGCCGACCGCCTGACATGACCTGCCGGCGCGTGATCCCAGAGAACTTCGTGAACGCTTTACTGTGCGCCTCGTCCGCTGCCATGCCCCGCTTGATGAGCATTTTCACCCTGACGGGGCCGGCGAGCAATGCAGCGTCGCGCATCTCAGGGACACCAAATGCCTGCTGGACTATCTTGCTCGCCGCACCAATCTCGGCTGCCTGGTACGCCGTGATGTACTCACTGGCGACCTCTTGAGACTGCCCGTAGAACAATCGCCATGCCGCCAACTGTGCGGGCATCCATGACGACATTGAGCCGTCAAGGTCGGAGACTTGCAGGCGGCGCCACAGCGACTTGGAAACCGCCGTGGCCCGCGCCGCTATCCCAAGCTGCAAAAGCCTGTGGGCCTCAGTGAGCTCGCGTCCCTCAGCCGTTAGTGCCATTGGACTGTGCGATTAGTGAGTTGGCCAGCTTGTCGTCCGCTGAAGGGTTCACGTCCTTGAAGTCCTTCCACACCTTCACATCTTCGGGAGTGACGCCCGGGATGCGATCCCAAAGCATCTCTACCGGAATGCCCAGCATGGTTGCCATCTTCCCCAAGGCGTCAGCAGCCTGGGCCATCGAACGCGATTGAAGATCTGCCCATTCCATGCGGAGAGTGAAGTCCTGCGCGTCACGCTCCCGTCCCTCAATGTGAGAGGCAAGCCGCAACGTCTGGCAATGACTGTCGCCAAAGCCGATCTTTCGCTCACCAGCCTTCAGGTCAAGCATGGCGCGGGCCTCGGTGATAGCGTCCGCAGAAAGGTTGATCATCTTGCCGGTGAGGGCGTGTGCCGGGGTTTGTGAGACGGCCGCCAGTGATTCAACGTCGGACTCGTGCGCGCTAATAAACCCGTCAAGTGGCGTCTCCGGGAGAGTGCCGAACTCAACGCCTTCCTCGCCAACAAGGATGTCCTGCTGGCGAAGTAGCAGCTTCAGTCGCTGCCCCTCGGCCTCATCACCCGGCTTCTCCATGCCCGTTGCGGTACGGATCTTCCACGAGTTGTAGTGCTGCACCAGCATGCGGTCGTAGTCGGTCTTATTGATCCGCTTGGCAGCACCAATGAAAGGCTCCACCTCACCGGGCATCCGCCCTTCAAGGTCGATCTGATTCGAGTACCGGATCGCAGGAGCAACGCCAACGCCATGAATGTTATGGGTTACGTACTCAACCTTGCCGTCTTTGACCAGCAGTGTGTGCTTAGCCTCGTCATCCACGAAAAACAGGAAGCCATTGCCGCGCTCCAAGTAATACTGCGGATACTCGTCAATGGCCGGGTCCTGATAGACCGCGTAAAGGTCACGCGGTGAGCGCCCGCGAATAGCGGCGCCGTTGTCACCGGGCATCACCGTTGAATAGGCGTAACCGTAGCCGAGTGCAGCGCGATGGATAGCCCGCTGCCTAGAAGCCATTCGGTTACGCTGCCACGGCTTCCAAAGTGCCTCGACATCGTTCGTCTCGCCGGACCGGATGAGCTCACAAACGAGCTGCTGCGCAATCGTCGTAACGACAAGAGACAACCAGGGAGTCTCGGAAACCTCGCGCAATGCTTTCTGCTCACGATCAGCATGCGCCGGAAGGATGATCTCTTCCGGGTTCCACCGCCACCACTTGTCGATGACGTCAAGACGCGCACGCTCCGCGCTCTGAGCGGGCAGCAGCACATCGTTCGTCAGTTCAAGAACAGCCGTCTGTGACATCACCATGCCTTGCCACCCCTCTTCTTGCCATTGTTCAAAACCAGTCGGCGCACCATGCGGGCCCCGACCATGCAAATAGCAAGATCTATTTTGTTCTTGGATTCACGATGAGCCTTGGCAATGGATACGTAGCCTTGAACCGGATAGCGGCGAGCATTCAGCACGTGCCGGCGCAATCGAGGATCGCCGTCGTGCGTGAATGCGTTGGACCGGATCTCTTCCAGCGTGAAGCCGACAGCCTCAGCAAAGGACCGCGCATTATCGCGAGCAGACATGTCAAACATCACCGCATGCCCCTTTCCACCTTTGGAGCCAGAAGCCCAGACGCGCAGCTTGTGTCGATACCGCAGATGCCATTCGTTGAAAAGTGGGTCCCAATAGCGGTCCATGGTTTCGTCATCAAGCACGTGCGACGGGTCTCCGAAGAAGCCCACCACCGTGTACTTGGCGAACGCGTCAACCACGGCCTCGTCCACACTTTCGCGGGGAGCCAGCCAACCGTCACCGCGCTTGCCCGGGGGCCGCTGCCACATGTTCAGGGTGACCACATGCCCATCTGACATTCGGACGCCCATCAGGCCAGTGGCATCATCTGACTTGGAGCAGTCAAGGAAGATGGATATTTCCTCGCCCAGCCCCAAGTGCATGTCGGAGTCCCGAAGCGGATCCCATTCGAGCGGGTCCGTCCACGCGTCTTCGGCTGCGGTGATTTGGTTGTACCACTTGCGCCTCGATTCGCTGGGAGTGTTCGCTGGGTTAGTGATGGACTTCTTGATGCGCCCCTCGGCGTCAAGCCAAATCGCGTCACCGCGCACAGCCTCGACCACAGACGGTGCGGCAGCCACAGTAAGCGGTGCATCAGGAGGCGCCTCGAGAGAGTCGTACATGACGCCGAAATCCGTAAACTCGGCATCCTCGCCAGCAGTTGACTCGTATGCCTCCCGCGCACGCTGCCCCACTGAATCTTCACCCGGCCGGTAAGCGTTGCAAATATCAAGCATCCGAGCCGGTGAGCCAACCTCTGACTTTGCCGCGTTGCCCTCAATCGCCCCGGCCATCTCATGGCCACCGTTTGAAGAATTCCAGTTCTGCGTCTCATTGCGGACAATCAGAGTCGGCCGGCCGCCCTCGATAGACATCACCGAAGCGGTGACAGCTTCAACCTGACGCTCGTCCCCGCCGCCCCATACGTTATATCGGCCAACCGTGATCCCGTAGTGCTTGCGTGCCTCGGAAGTAATCAGGGAGGGGAAGAATTTCATGGTGTTCTGCGTCTGTTGCTTAGATACGGCGACGATCTGAACCCAAGCGTTCGGCTCATCCCTACCCACTGGGGTGTCGCCATCCCAGTGAGAGAATGAAACCTCCGCAAACATTGCCGCCATAGACAGGCATGCTGCAACAGGGTCCTTGCCCCAGCCCTTGAGTCGCTGCAACACGGCCGAGTGATAAACGAACTGGCCCGACTCATCAACTGCGAAATACCACAGTAAGAACCTGGTCTGCTCGGGAGTGAACGCCCACGGTTTCCCATGCTTGTCCTTGAGCCAGTAGCCACACCACGCCAGGACGCGCCAGCCTAGCGTGCACTTCGGAAGCCTCCACCCATCGTCATATTGCCACGTTGGGCCGATCTTCACCGGCTCCCACTGCAAGCCAGCCGGAGGGAACGTATCAGCTAGAAGATCCTCATACCACCGGATAATCTCAGCAAAATCCGACTCGGCAGAAGTAATGAGAGCCGCACTGTTACGCGCTCTTGCCACGGGACGCCGCCCAGCGAGACTGAGCCGCCTCACGCTGCTGATTAGCCACAGGTGCAGCGGTCGCATCATCCGGGAGCTTCAGGGACGCCCACAGCGCTTTCTTTGTGGCACGATGCTGGCGAACCTCAGCGATCAATGGGTTCAATACATCCTGGCCCTGAGAGCCCTTGGTCAGCAGATCCGCACCTTCAAGACCATCCTCAAGGCGCGCAATCAGGTCCACCTCACGGCAAATGTCCTCCAACGTATCCAGCTCATCAGCGCGCAGATCATACGTGCCAGTGATTGCCTTCCATGTTTTCTTACCTTTGACATCCAAGCCAGCAGGCGCAGGAACAGTAGCCACAATGCCCTCCTGGGACGCAGAAGCGCCCACCCGGGGCGCTAGATTACCGAGGCAACGACCTCGGATAGATCAGCAAGCTTTGAGGGCGAGTTCTTGAATCGCTCTCCAGTCACCGCCATGTACCGCCCAACGGAATAGAACTCAACATTGGAGCCACCGGAACGGATATTTCGGCCGCCGCCCTCAGGCAGTAGGCCAAAGATGTGCAGCCCCTCCCCAGACTGGGAAACCTCCATGAAAGTTGCGGGGCACCGATCGACAATTTCCTGAGCCCAAGGCAGAAGATTTCCGTCATCGAAACAGTGATCCAAGTCGATGCAGCCAATGCCATCACCGAGAGCAAAGCCCATGCCAACGCCAGCGCTAGAAGCGTTTGCTTCACCGAAGGATGACCACGTGCCGGAATCCGTTGAACTTGCAGCGCGGCCGGCAACAGTTAAGGGAACTTTCGTTTGCCGGCCGTTGCGGTTGACAAGTTTCCAGCGCAGCCAGCGCGCTTTATCCGTCATTTCCACAGGAAAACGGGGCTTTCTGGATGCGTAAACGCGGTGTTTCGTGGAGCAAAACCGTGCACCAGTGCGCAGTAGCTTGAGGCTTGCACCGCAGTATTCGCAACCTGTTGATTCCATAACCTCAGTATACCATCAACTGTTACGGATAATCCTTGATTTCTAGGGGAATTTGCGAACTCGGTAAGGATCCAGAAGGGTTACGAGGCGCCCTTATCGAAGGGGGTCAAAGATGCCCTAACTGGCGGAAATAGGCGGCCTAGAGGGTCACTGAGGGCGTCTGAAGTGGTGGGAAAAAACCCAGAGAAGCCGCACGCAGGATTCGAATTGCTATCCGGCGGTGAGGGGGTCCTCCGTGAGGGGGTCCCCGCCACCCTCTTCGGCAGCAGCCTTGGGGTCAGCCTTCGTGCCCCTCTTCGGGGAGGCCTTGACCTCTTCGGCAACGCCTGCCTCGATGAGGTGGAGCGCTGCGCCGGGTGTGACCTCGATGCTAGCACCCTCGGCGTGGCCTGACATGGCTTCGTTGAGTTTGACCTGTGTCATGTTGTTCTCCCTGGGTGTTGTTCTTGTGGGCGGTGCTTGAGTTTGGCGGTTACCGTATTGCGTGCCGCGGTCTCTGCTGTGGTCTTGGCCTTGTGGCATGGCGTGCTGAGCCATTGCAGATTGTTGAGGTGATGGTTGTCGCCTGCCACTTTGTGGTCGCACTCGGCACCTACCCCATCGCATGACGGCTGGTGATCGGGGGCCTCGCACATGCCAGATGCTCGGCGCTTGACCTGGGCCTTGATGCTTGGCCAGTCTCGGGGTAGTCGGCTGGCTCGCGTACTGGTCTTCCATGCCATCGAGTCACCTGCCTACGTTGTTACCCCGCGCTCGGCCACTCGCATAAGTGTTTGGTTGGCGGCGCGGGGAAGTGTGTGGGCCGACTTTCTCCCGGTCGGCTATCGGATTAGGTTTCAACACGGCGGTCGTCCCGGCTTGCACCATCGCTGCAAGCGTTTCTTCTGGCCCGTGTACCTGGCGTGGAGAATGGGAGGTTCGAACTCCCGACCTTCGCATTGCAAGTGCGACGCTCTACCATCTGAGCTAATTCCCCGTGTCGCCAGCGCTTCTCAGCGAGTGGCGTTCGTCTGCGTCAGGCACACGAGCTGAGATACGCACCTCCCGAAGTGTTCGCATCTAGCCTGCCCACTGTGGATTGGGCATGAAAAAAGGACCGGCCCAGTGGGTCGATCCTTGCGAGGTACAGCTATGCCCCTCTTGTGAGACATTCTATGCAGCTAATTTAACTCAGTCAAGCCACGTCTCGTTCGCGTTGGCGGTAGGCGGCGAGCACGTCCTCGGGCAGGTACTTCGGATGCCCGTCAGTGGTGACTGCTTGGAGTCCGCGGCGGGTGACCCAGTTGCGGATTCGCTTGGATGTGAAGTGGATCCCGACTGCATGGGATAGCCATGCGGCGCAGTCTTTGGCGGTCATTGGTTCGGTGTTGCCTTTGATCTCTTTCATGATCTCGTCGTGGTGGCGTGGGGTTACTGCTTCGGGCCCGCTGATGAGGAGTTCGGCGCTTGTGACCCATTCGCTGATGATCCATGCGGTGCCGGCGGCGTGGTCGAGTAGGGCGTATTCAGCGGCGGTCCGGTCGATGGATTCAAGGTTCATCTTGAGTTGCATCGCGTCGAGATTGCCGGGCGCCGCGGATCCAGCGACGTTGGTACTGCGCGTCTCAGGATTCCCGGGGCGCGTCACATCGAGCCTTGCAATGGTCACGTCGAGGTCTGGAATTAGCACGTGCGCTTTGTCGATCCACGCTTGGAAGTCGGACACGCACTGCTTGCACAGGTAGGTTTCAGTGAGATTCATGCAGTCCGTTGATGTGCAGTTCAAGCGTCCTCCTTGATGGTTACTTCGTCGGTGAGTTCGGCGACGATGGTTTGGTCCGGCAGGAGTGTGATGGCGGTTGCGGTGCGTCCTCGTATCCACTCATCACGCATTGGATTGCCAGCGTTGAGAACGTCGCTCACATGCTGAATCCCTTGCAACACACCAGTATCGGTCGTGTTGGCCGTGGTGATGGTGATTGTTTTGCCGAGGTGTTTACCGGCAAGGTCTCGTACTTGGGTCATCGTTTCTCCTTGTATCGGTTGGTTCGTCCGCGCATCCTGAGTGGTTCGGGCGCTGGTCCGGTGCCGCGGTGTTGTCTGGCCCAGAGCGCACGGTCGCGTAGGTTGCCGCTGGTCACGACGTCGTTGAAGTACCCGCGGCGGAACTCGACCATTGGTGCAGCTCCGAGCTCGGCACGTTCAGCAGCGTCCATGATTCTTCCCAAGGCCGTGGCGCATTCTTCCCGCGTCCATGGCGTGGTGTGTGCCAGCTCATCCACGGCTTCATTGAAGTGGGCACGCTCCAATCCGGCGAGTCCTCGTTGCGCGCCGTAGTCGGTTGGAAGTGCCCTGTACGTGAATGGCTTGTAGGCCTCCATGATTCGGGTGAACGCTTCACGGATGCTCTCGTGGCCGTAGTAGATCGGTTCGCCCCACTCGACCATGAACGTCATATCCCCGACCTGGGCAAAGCGTGGAGCGATGTAGCCGCCTTTTGCGGGTGATGGCTCCGGCACATCCTCGTCGAGGTAGTCGCGGAATAGCTGGTTGGTCATTTGGCACCGTCCCAGTCGCAGGAGAGCCCACCGCGGTAGCCGGTTGGCGTTCCTCTGACGATGCAGGTTACGGTCCGTCCGTCGTCAAGCTTGAGGCTGTTCTCGTGAAGGTAGTCCCGCTCCTTGTCGGTAGGCGCCTCGCCGCTCCCGCACCCGGTCAGTGCGAGCAGTGCAACGATGGCGAGTGCTGCGATGGTCTTCTTCATGGCGTCTCCTTGGTTTCTCGGTATTCGTAGTCGGCGGCAGGGTCTTCAATGGCCCAGTCGTCGGTGGCTCCGTCTGGCCAGCGGAGTTGGTAGCAGCCGCGGGTCTGGTTTTCGTGGGCGCAGATCTTGGCGGTTCCGGTGATGAGCGCCCACTGTCCGCTGCGGTAGGCGTACGGGTGTTGACTGCGGATCTCTTGGCCTGCTCTGGTGTCGCTCACTTGCCCTCCTTGGGCATAAAAGGAGCCACTGCCTGTTGACAGTGGGCTAGGTGCGTCTCAATCCCCGCGAACATCCCGGGGCTGGTTCTGGTGAGTTTGACGATGGATGAGCAGCAGCCCAGATACGCCAATGGCACGGGTGGTTCTGGTCTCGCGGCCCGGATGTCCACGCAGGGCGGGTGCGGACAGCCTGGGTAGCACTCCTTGGGCTGATGGCACTCGCACGGGCACGGCACTGCATGGTCGGTTTCCTCGCACCAACCGTCGCCGGAACATGCCCGGTGCTTGCCGTCGAGGCAGTCAGGATTCATAAGGACGCTCATCCCAGCGCCTCCCGGATCGCGCCACGAATGACGTTGGGGTGGATCATAAGGGGTTCGCGTTGGTGGCCGTTTATGTCTGTCTCGGCGATGGTGCAGTACTGCTCGATCAAACGGATGGCCTTGACCAGCTTCGGCACGTCGTCCCGGGCGTGGGCAATGAACTCGGCATCGGGCTGGCGCTGTTCCTCGTTGATGCCGTCCTGGCAGGAGATGCTGGCAATGGCTTCCCTGTCGTCGCAGATGTACCAGTGGTCACCGCCTGCGCTTCCTGTGCCGAGTGCCCGCCATGGGCCCGGAGTTGCTGCGTCGGTTCGTGCTGCCATTTCGTCTAGCGTGTTCATGGCGCTTCCTTTCGGTGGTAAAAATGTGACTTCTGATAGAGTTGTTGACTATGACTAAGAAACCTGATACGTGTCCCGTGTGTGATTCCGATTTCCTGAGCGCAAGTTCGTCACGATGGGTTTCTGATCGAAGCCACATAGTTGCCACCCACTCGCGGAACTATCAGTACGTTTGCGCCGACATAAGTTGCGGCTGGAAGGGTGAGTCCTTCACTCAGTACGCAGACCGCTCAGGTGGCATCGAGACAATCCTCGACTTCTAGGATTCCTTCCATGTCCGGGGCCGTCACGGGGTCACGTCCAGCGCGCCAAAGTAGGCGTCGAGTGCGTCCATGCTCGCGTTGCCGTATCGTGCATGCAGGCATGTGCCCTTGTTGTTGCAGCTGTCGGTCCAATCAACCGCCCGGCCTTCAACGCTGAGTGAACCTGGAACTAGCCGACGTGGGTTCTCGCCCATGGACTTGAGTAGCGCCTTAGCTGCGGTGTCCTCCTGCTTGCTCATTCGCTTTTCCCTTCGATGGTTGCGGCACGGTAGGGGTTTCCGGGAGGATCAGCAGGCCCATTGGCGTTTGGGGAGTACTGAGCGCTTGCCCAGTGATCGGTCAGCGCCTCGGCGCCTTCGTCCCACGCCTCGGCTTTAGCTTGGGCGGCGATGAACGGGGTGGCAGCGGTCAGCGCGGCGAGCATCACTTGGTAGTCGTGGGCGCTTGGCTTCTGCCCGCAGGCCGCCGCAAGTTCCTTCACGGCGGTCTTGGCGGATTCGATGGCTTCCGATGTTGGGTTGCTCATTGGATCTCCTTGATGGTGAGGGTGATGGATGCGGGGCCGGTTTCTTCACTGACTCGCATGTCTGGCCCCGTCAGGTACTTGGTGGAGTCGTCTTCAACAAGGCCGTAGTCAACTAGCCCGTCGATCACAGCCTTGAGAGTGGGCACAAGGTTGTGTACGTCGAATGCGCGCCGTGTTGGCTTGGTGATGTACGCGGTGACGTGGACTTTGGTGAATCCTTGGTGAACGCCGGCCCTGTTCGCTGCGACGTGTGCAGCGAGTCGCCATTGCCTGGTGAGTTCGGCTTTCTTGGCCCAGTGCAGTCGCTGGTTGAGGTTGATCCAGTCGGCGGGTGCGTTGATGGTGAACTGCGCGAGCCTGTGCGGCCCGCTAACGGCCCCGTTGACCTCCTGACCACCACCAACCCGCTCAGCCCCTCCTGTTGCGCTGGTGGTTAATGGGCGCGTCTCCTGCGGGGTCACCGTGTGGCCTCGGCAAGTACGAGTTCGTGTTCCGCGAACCAGAGCGGTGCCAGTGCCTCGAAGTGCACGCCGACGCCATGCCCTTGATCGGACCGCAAATCATCAACCATGCCAACGACATCGAAGTAGCTCTTCGTGACCCCGGCGTCGGTAGTGACGCGCACGTGATCGCCTACTTTGAACTTGCTCATGCTGCGGGCCTCTTTCCGAAGTGTTCGTTGATCAGGTCGGGGCGTAGTGACGCCCAACTGGTGCCGTCTTCGAGTGCGACGACGGGTGCTGCTTGGTGTCCGAGTGACTGGACGTACTCGAGCGCTTTCGGGTCGGCTTCAAGGTCGATCTCCGTGTACGTGACGCCTCGCAGATCGAGTTCCTTCTTCGTGCGGGCACAACCCGGGCAATTCGATTTGGTGTAGACGGCAGTGGCGGGGTGGGTCATGAAGCTTTCCTTAGGTGGTTTTCGAGGTTGTGCGAGTAGGCCCATTTGTCGGCCTTGAGCTTGCTGTTGGTGTTGACGCCTTCCGCGCAGTTGTCGCACCACGCGTTGAAGCGCCGCGGGGCAGGGCTGGATACGCGGGCGCTCACTGCTTGCCGCCTTGCAGATCAATCGCGGGGATGAGGCCTTCTGGTTTGATGACGACGCGGGTGTGATAGACGCTCACGTCGATGGCTTCCATCTGCGTAGACACCCAGGCGACGTCGGTTGCTTGCCCGATGTAGTGCTTGCGGTATTCGTTCGGGCCTTGCTTGCACGTCACGATCAGGTCGCCGGCACGTTCGATGGAGCAGCGACCCTCGACGTAGAACAGGTAATCGCCGGTTCGCGTGTTGATGCCGACGATCTTGCGCTGAACCTCGAACTGGTCCGCGGCCTTGGACAGGTTGTCTGATGCGGTCTTGGCATCAGAGCTACAACCAGCCACTAGGAGTGTTGCAGCCAGTGCGGTGGCGATGATGGACTTCTTGGGGTGCTTCATGGTGTTTCCTCCAATGGAAAAGCCGCCCCAGTTGGGACGGCTTCGAGTGATTCGGTTAGTTGGTCGTAGATGCTTGGCGGTGGTTCGTAGTGCCGGCCAATCATGTTCTCTGGTCGGTCGCCGCAGAGGACATCAGCTTTGCAACTGCGGCAGGTGTACATGTCCTGGCCGATGTGGTCGGCGCAGTCAGGCGGCTTGGGTAGCTTTGCCTTCACGTCGTCCGGCCAGAACCGGGTGTCGTTGAAGAACAGGCCGGGTGTTTCCACTGACGGGTCACGGGCGGCTGTGAGAGCGGCCAGTGCGATGTCCGCGAACTTGGCCGGATGCTGATGCTGCTTCTCCAAGATCTTCAGCATGGAACCGACAGCCCAGCGTGGCCGGATCTCATTCAGCAACGCCGCCAGGATCCGGGCCTGCATTTCAGTGATCAAAATTTCCTCCAAATCTTTCAATCAAATGTCGCGGTCGCGTGCGTTACAGAAGGCGACGATTGATTGAATTCTTTTCCCCAACTTCTTTAAAACTGATCCACGCTGGGAGTCTCTTTTAAGTACTTGGTCTTGGTCTTGGTCTTGGACGATTTGAGGAACGGCGTTCGGAACGCTTTTGGAACGCCGTTCTACATGCGTTCCGTGTCCGGTTTCTTCTTGTCAGAAACGAATTTCGCTTTGCGTTCTGCGGCCTTCTCCTTCGCGGCCAGAACTTGCTTCTTTGTACGCTGATACTCAGCCCACGAAAGGAATTTCCAGCCGTCCTCGGTAACTTCCCAGAGTCCAGACTTGACCAGTTTCCCGGCAAGCTGCTTACCTCTCGGCCATGACTCCACGAACCATTCCGGCACCTCACCATCGGTCAAATAGTCGGTGCAATATGTGCCAGCGAGAAGCCACAAACCCATCGCCTCAAGCCCAGCAATCCTGGACTTCGGATGCGAGTGCATCTTGTCGTCAGCGTTGAACCACGCCACGTGTCAGCCTCCTTTCAGGCCCGACTTGGCGGTCATTCCAGTGAGCCAATATCGAGCACCACCTGGCCGGCGTCGCCAGCTTCTTCTTCGACTGCTGCCATGTTGCGAGTGGCCTGGACAAAGTAGCTCGGCTTCAGTTCGCAGCCAATGCCAATGCGGCCTTCGCGCACGGACTGATAGACCTCGGAGCCAACGCCCATGAATGGGGTGAATACGGTTTCACCGGGCATGGTGCGCAGCTGGACGAACCGTGCGATTACATCGAGTTGTAGCGGGTGCACGTGCTTCTCGTCGTCGGGGTCTTTTGCGTCTCGGAAGGGCAGGACATTGTCAATGCGAATGTCGTCCCAGATGCTTGATGCGTACCGGCGCCAGATCCATTGGGAGTAGCGGTTTCCGGTCTGCTTGCCGTCCCAGTATCGGTACCGGTCCAGTTCGCTCGGCACTGTCTCACTGCCTGCGTAGTCGTGCAGTCCAGTGGGGTGCTGCACTGGCAGTTCGTCACCTGGCTTGCGGAAGATTAGCAGTTCATCCGCCGCGGCCACGCCGGCCCACTTGGCGTCCTGCACGATGGTCTGGTGAGCGAGGTTCTTGGCCATGGTGCGCAGTCGGACGGCTAGCGGCTCCTTCCAGATCACATGTCGGGAAACCCACTCCCAGCCAGCGGCCTCGTGCCAGCGGATCACGTCGCCGGGGAAGTCGCGCATGGAGTCTTTGCCGCTGTTCGATGACGGGATCGGGGCGGCGTGGACCGCGGACATGCGCCCGGGCTTGGTGATGCGGAAGATCTCGTCAATGAACATGCGGTAGTGGTCGGCAAATTCTTCCGGATTGCGGGCGTTGGACACGTCGCGGTCACTGGACGAGTAGTGGTAGAGCCCGGAGAATGGTGGTGAGTAGATCGATGCATGGATCGACTCATCCGGCATGGACCGCATGAGGTCCATGGAATCGGCGTTGTAGATCGCGTACTTGTCAGTGATTACTTGGTCGAGGACACCAGCCATGGCGGGAGCTCCAATTCTTTGTCGTAGGTGTGCGGGTCTACCGCGATTGCGTGGTTCATGTGAGTGACTAGCTGGCTGAACATTTCGTCGGCCTGGCCGGCCTTGCGGCGCAGGTTCTTCAGGACGTTCTTACCGCCCTCGGTGGTGATTAGGTCTACGGTGACCGGCTTTGTCTGACCGAATCGCCATGAGCGGCGAACCGATTGGTAGTACTGCTCGTAGCTGTGGGAGGGGAAGTAGGTCATGTTGTTGCAGTGCTGCCAGTTCAATCCCCATGCGCCAATGGATGGCTTGGTGACGAGTACCCGGATTTCGCCGCGGCTGAACGCTGCGAGCTTTTCCTCTTTCGCGTCGGGCGAGTCTGAGCCGGCCACTTCCACGGCGCCGTCAATGAGCCTGGTCAGAAGTGATGACTCGTCGTTGAGGTGGCACCATGCCACACCCGACTCAACGGCGGCCAGTTTGGTTGCTGCTGTCTCGCAGCGCTGCTCCAAGGTGCGGCGCGACTCGGCTCGTTCTTCCCGAAGTCCATGCGCTGGCATGTCAAACAGTGAGTCAGGATCGGGCACACGGGCGGCCATGACATGTTCGCGCTCGATCAGTTCCGGCAGCACGAACCGATCGTCCGGGAATCCGTAGTCTGACGGGTGCCGAATGGCACGTGCCCAGGACGAAACCCACCGCCAAAACGGTTCTTCCGCGTGGCCCTTCAAGCGCCATTGCACACTGTCGCCTTGGGTGCCGCGGCCGCGGGAAGATTGCGTGCGCTGCTTGTTGGTAAAGAATCTCGTGAGCATGTCCATGTGGCCGAGTGATCCGAGAGCTTCTGCGGATGTGCCCAACTCGATGTAGTCATTTGGTGCGGCTGTGGCTGTGCCGAGTAGTCGGAATGCGTGGGTGCGCATGAACTCGGTTACCTGCGCCCGCGTCGTACCTTCGAACGATTTGATGGCGCTCGACTCATCGCAGATCACGCCGCCGAAGTCGTTGGTGTCAAACTTCCCAAGCTGCTCGTAGTTCGTAACGGTGATTGGCGCCGTCGGCTTGCCGGTACGAGACATTGCGGCGTCGTGTCCAAACTTCTCGGCCTCCTGCACCACCTGAAATCCAACGGCCAGCGGCGTCAGCAGAAGCACTGGCTTGCCGGTTTTGCGGAATACCTGGTCAGCGTAGGCAAGCTCCATGGGAGTCTTTCCCATGCCGCAGTCAGCAAACAGTGCGGCGCGGCCCTTGCGAACAGCCCAATCCACAAGCAGGTGCTGGAAGTCGTAAAGGTGCGCCGGCAAGTCCGTTGGCGTGAATCCTGCATCGTCAAGGTTCTGGGCCTTCGCCGCAAGGAATTGTTCGTAGGATGTTGCCGGAGATTCAAGTGTGAGTGTCATTGCGACCTCCTTCCTTTGCTGCCGCCGATTTCATTCGTGGCGGCGAGTAGTCGGGCCCGGCATTCTTCGGGCGTGTAGTGGTAGTGCTCGATGGCTTGTTGCCGGATACGTTCGGCTTCGTTGATGCGGTCTTGCCAGGTTGAGACGTGTGCGCGGGCTAGTTCGAGGTCGTCTTGTGCGTTGAACCATTGGATTTTTGCGTTGCCGATTTGTCGGACTTCGCGGGCAATGGCCCGGACTCGTTTTGCTTCGGTCCTGATCTCTGCGGCGGACATGCCAACGGCGGGCCGAGTTGGACGAGTCTGACCGTGCACATACCCGCTCACCTCCGCCGCCCACGTGTACGGCGGCGGGTGATGTTGTTGATGGCTTGGCGTGCGGTCGGGTCCAGGAACAGGCGCAGGCTGCGGTCGTCACGGTCCTCAGCGGCTTGCCTCTCGATGTGGTGGAAACACGCCTTGTCCGAACACAAGCCCAACGCTCCCCGGCATGCGTGGCAGCAAAGATCCGCGGTCACTGGGCTTCCATCGCGTCGGCGGTGTCGTTGAGTAGCTTGATCACGGCGCTGGTCACGCCGTAGCCGCCGACTGGGTGGTCATTCTTGATGTTGCGGGCGGCGGATCGCATGAAGTGGCCTTGCGTGTGGAAGCCGGGATGCTGGATATGCGGCGCTGGAACTGTAACGGTCGGCCCGACATCAACAGCTTCAACTTGGTGGTCGAGGCAGGTTACGGGCCTCATGCGGAGGTCGTAGGCGACGAGCCAGACGCGGCGGGCGGTTCCTTGGGTGGGTGTGAAGTAGGATCCCCATTCGTCTTGACGTTCGGTGAGTCCGTCTTGGATGGTTCGGGAGCCAATAATGACTCCCTCCGTGAAGGTTTTGCGGTTCGGGTAGTTCTCGCGGTATGGCAATGCGGATTCTTTGTAGAAGGTTCGCGGGTATTCCTTGACCTTCTCCACAGTCCCGCTGATCTCGACGCGCTGGCCTAGCTGGTAGTCGCTCATGAAAGTCTCCTAAGAATGGGTGCGCCCTGTGCAGCGGTGAGGCTGCACAGGGCTGGGGGTGGGGTGGTGGGTTACTTGGCGAGTTGCCGGGGTATGAACTTCGATCCACTGAACAGCAGTCGGGCCGCGTAAACCGGCAACACCAACTGCCAGAACGTGAGCCCTAGTGCCGGGAACCATGCAGCGAAGAACCACCACACGATCAGCGTCACGAACGCGATGGACAACGCGCCGGACAGAAGCGTTGAGACCCACTTGTCGCCAGTCCAACGCGGCTGGATAATCTCGGCTTTGATGTACGTTTCAGGCATTACGTTCCTTCTTTCGGGCATGAAAAAAGCGCCTCGGTGGGCGCTTAGGTTGGTGGTGCTTGGTGCAGGTTAGGCGGCTTCCCACTTGCCTGCGTCGTTGTGGTCGAGAGTGACCTTGGAGACTGTGCGGGATGCTTGCGAGTAGACGCAGATACCTTCCGGGTTCATGAATCCAGGTGCAGCCTCGGAGCCTTCGACGCGCAGGTACTCAAGCGCCTTGGCAATTGCAGCCGTGTCATTGGGGCCGCGGTACAGCACTGGAACAATGCCGATGTTCAGCGTCGTTTCGAGGTCCTTGAACCGGTCGGTATTGAACAGGCTGAAATGCTTCTCGGCCATGCCGTATTTGCGCTGGATACCGCTTCCCCACCACTCGCCGTAGTGCAGGCCCTCACCCAGTAGGCGCACCAGCTCGGCGGCGTTGCGTCCCACCCAACTGGCGAACCCGTAGTTGTCGGTGTCCTTGCCGGGTCGGATCAGACGTGTTCGGGACTGGGCGTAGACGCCGAAGATCGCTCCATCATGCGCAACCTTGGCGAACACGCTGCCTTCAAGGACGGTGATGTCTTCCAGCCCCGGCCATGGAAGATCGGCCGGTACGGAGTGGTAGACGTCCTTGATGGGCAAGATTCCGATGGCGGCGTTGGTGCCGTCGATCTTCTCGGTGATGGTGATGTTCCGCAACAGGCGCGGGGTCTTGGGCCATTCTTTGAACTCGATCATTGGTTCTCCTTAGAAGGGTGCTTGTGAAGTTGGTGTCGCCCACGGATCGGTAGGCGGCAGGTTGTTGCCGGTCTGCGCGTTTGGGGCGGGTTGCGAGCCTCCCCAGCCACTGTTCTGCGGCTGACCGGCAGGATGTTGCTGGTTGCCGTAGCTAGCGTTTGGACTGTCACCGAGCGGCCGGTCACGCTTACTGGTCAGCACCTCAATGGCGGACGCCTTCACATCCAGCGAGATGCCCGGCCCGTTCTTGCCTTCATAGGCGCGCTGGTAGAACTCGCCGTAGACCTTGACGCGCACACCGGAAAGCAGCTTGTCGGACAGGAACTCAGCCATCGAGCCCCACATCTCGACGCTGAACCAGTTCTCAGCAATCTTCGTAAACCCGCCATTGCCGTCCTTCTTCGACTTCGAATCAGCAATGCGGAATTTCAGGACCGGCGAACCGCTGGGCGTGTACCGGATCTCGGAATCGGCGCCCAGGTTGCCGAAGAAAATAACGTCCGCCATTACTCGGCTCCTTCTGTGGGCGTGGTTGCTGCTGCTTGGATGTAGCCGAGTAGTTGTTGGTCGGCGCCGTTGCGTTGGGCGTCGGCGTAGAGTGCCCGAAGTTCGTCAACGTTTCCAGTGAGCTTGTCCGCCTCCGCAAGCCAGTTGCGCTGTACAGGTGCGGCGAGTGGCTGAACGGTGAATGCTGACTTCTGACCGCGTCGAACCGTCAGAGGCAGGCTCAGCGGCTTCTCAATGTGACTCATGGCCGCGATCTCGATGCCACCGACAGCCTTACCGCCGTAACTCACAGACGGATTGCCGAACAAGGTAAGTCCGCGACCAACCCAAACATCAGAGTCAGGGCCCCACGCCTTAGCCAGCACACGCCGCATCGACTTGTTCGGCTTGAACGGTCGGCCTGGATACTCGGCCAACTCAACAACCACCGGCTGCTCTCCCTGCACAACATGCACCGCCGTGATCGTCACGGTGCGCGAGCCAGTCAAGTAGTCATCGAAGTTTTGTTGGTCACTCTTGGGTGCCAACGTCTCTGAAATGTCCATCAGATGTTCTCCCATGCAATTCCCTCGGCGGCAAGAGCGCGGGATAGCCGCTCGTAAAAGTCCGAGGGGTACGGTTCGCCTTCTTCATGGTCCTTGGGCCATACGTAGATGCTCGGCGTCTCTCCAAATTCGTTCATCAGAAAATCTCCTGTTCTTCCCAGTGATCAATGCGTTCCGTGGGCGGGTTGCCCTCGGTCGCCGCAAGGTATTTGTCGAGCATGTCCGCAGCGTTGACTTCCAGTGCAGCGGCGGCTTGGTGGATGACGTCGAACCATGCGTTCGACGGGTAGACGCGCTTCACATACAGAGGCATGCCGCCCGAATAAGACACATAGTCCAGCCACTCACGCCCAGAGACGAGAAGCCCTGTCTGGATCTGCGCAAGATTCTCGGCCGGAACGTCGTCATCAATGAACGTGCCCAACTGGATCCGCTGCTTCCTGGACTTGATCTCAATCAGACCGTTGTCACCCACCAGCCCATCCGGTGAATAGCCGATCTTGTAGGCGCCAAAGTCACGCACCATAAAGCCAAGTTCAACTGCCGGCGCATGACGCTTGCTGTACTCATCCCTGGCATACGGCTCATCGAGGGTGCCGCGCTCCATGTCCCGTGAAGTCGCCATCGGTTCGACATGGCCAGTAATCCGCTCGGCAGCCAGTGTCGCGGTTAGTCCTTGCGAGGTCTTATTGTCAGCAACCTTGAGCGCTGCAGTCAGTAGAAGATGAACGACGGACGCCGTAACAATCCCGGCACGTGCATCCAACCATTCCGGACTGCCCTGCTCAAGATCTTCGAAGAGAAGCAGCTCAGACTTCCGGGCGGGCGGCACGTACTTAGGCATGTCTGCATAACTTGGCGAGTCGAACGGGTCAGGGGCGGTGGGTGCGGGCCGGGCGACCTTGGGCTTGGATACAACGACGGGCGGCGTCTCCACTTTCGGAGTCACCGCCCGCGCACCTGTCTTGATCATCATTTGTTCAGCTCCCCATCTGTGAAGAAGTATTCGTGGGTGTCGGCGGTCGGGGCCACGATCTCGATGAACACTTGGAAGTTGGTCGCCTCGGCCATGGCGTCCAACAGCGCCAGGTTGTCCATGTCGAGCACGTTGCCGTCGCGGATGACAATCACGCGGAGCTCAGGGTTGGTGGCCATGATCATGGCGGCGGAAACGATCAGCTGCTTGGCGCCGGATGCTCGGCTGAATGGGACGCCTTGGTACAGCACGCCTTCATCGTCAAAGTCCAGCCCCTCAATCGGCATGACAGCTGCGGCGAGGCCGTCCTTCTTGCGCTTGTCGATGGCCTCAATGTCGGCCGTCAGCGCGGCGTACTCGTCGCGCAGACTGTCCTTACGCTTGGCCTGCTGGATCGCCGCGTTGTTGGCACGGATGGTCGCGTTGGTTTCCTCGACGCCAGCCAACTGAGCTTCGAGTGGCGCCGGATCTGCTGGGCGCTCGGTGGCGTCCAGTGCTGCGGAACTTTCTTTCATCTCGGCTTCCCAGGTTGCCAGATCGGCGGTCAGCGCGGCGATCTTGGTCTTTATGTCACTCACGTTCCCGGCAGCGTTCCGGGCCGCAGCCTCGGCCGCCAACACTGCACGCTTGGCGTCCTCAGCGGCCCGTATCGCGGCGATGAGATCGCCCGCGCTAGTTTCCTCAAGCGGCAGGCTCGGATCCACGGCGACGTCACCGATTGCCTTGCCCTGCTGGCCAACCAGCAACCGCGCTACTTCGATCTTCTTACGCTGAGCATCCAACTCGGCTGGAACGAACGGCAGATCCACGATGGACAGTAGCGCGGCCAGCTGTTCCTTGGCGCCCAGGCTGATGAACTTGCGCCCGTCAATGCCCAAGCTGCTGAGTCGGCTGTCAATGTCTGACTGGCCGAACTTCACGCCGGCCGCGTCCTTGCCCTTGAGTGTTGACCCGGACGGCGTGTAACCGCGCAACAGTGTCGAACCATCCGACAGCTCGATCTCAATGGCGCCCTTGCCGTGCCCGTCCCTGATAGGCCGCTTGATGTCGCGACTGTTGTGGCCGCAAATTGCCGCCTGCAAGCCGTCCAGCGTCGAGGTCTTGCCGGACTCATTCTTGCCCGCCAGGACAATCAAGTTTCCGGATGGGACAATCTCGGCAAAGCTAACCTTCTGGAAGTTGGTCAGGGTCGCCTTGGTAATTTTCGTGCTCATGTCAGTTCTCCATTGCTTGTTCGTTGGCTGAGTCGCGGATTGCGTCCCAGTCCCTGTCGTCGATGTGGTGGCGGCACTTGTCGGTGCCTTCGATCGGTTCGTTCTCGCAGTACTCGGGCGGCTCCTCAAGCGAGCCGCGAAAGGTGACCGTGTCGCAAAAGTCATCCATCACTTACCCCTCAGTCGGTCGATCCAGTCACGGGCGCAGCCTGTGCATGCCCGGTCGCGGTGGTTGCAGGTCATGCGATGCCCAGCGCCCGCTTGATCGTGTCCGCGCCCTCTTGCCGGTCAACGAGTTGGGCGGCGAGGGCAGAGTCAGTAGCGAGGGCCACACGTTCACGCCGGTACCGATCCTGGGCTTTCGGATCAGTGTGCGGGGTCGGCAGTTCAACCAGGTCAGACATTGGATTCCTCTTTCTTTGCAGGCACCCAGAGTTCGGGGTGGTAGACGTAATCGAGGAAGCCGGCGCGGATCTGGACTTCATTGCGGCGCACCGACTCGTCAGACACGCGCTTGTAACTGCCAATGAGTGAGCGGAAGTCCGCTGGGATCTTCGGCAGCACCTCAAGGCGGGCGATGCTCTCCACAAGACGCCCGCGCACCTCAGTGAGGCCGCGACGGGATGCAGTCAGTTCGTACAGTGGTTCGTCAGACATTGGATTCCTCGTCGTAGTGGGGAAGGGTGGCGAAACGGTGGATGATGTTTAGCGGCTCCTCGACCATTGCCCATCGCTCATCCGTGAAGTCATCGCCGGATGAGAGTTCGTTGAACTTGGTTTTCTCGTAAGCCGCCCGCGCCTTGTAGTACTCGGCGGCGAGTTCAGCGTCGGTGAGGCGCTTGGCCTTCCGGAGCATGTTCTCCCTAAGCTTCCGCTCGCGGTACGGCATGATCTCGTGACCGGAGCGCGGGTATTGCAGCTTCGGATAGATAGTCAGCGCAAGTGCTTTCACAGCCCCTCCTTGCTGTCTCGTTCTTTGCGGGCGTAGTACGGAATCCATGGGCCCACGAGAGACGCAGCCACGAGAAGGTAGAAGATCGCGTTCACTGGGTCGCCTCCGGGTAGGTTTCGAGGATGCTGGCAATAGCGCGGTCACAAGCGGCCACGATCTCCGCAGCAGGACGGCCAAGCTCCAAAGCGCGGGCCCGGACACGTTTCTCGGCAGTCAAGATTTGCCGCACCTGGAGCAAAGACTCGGGCGAGAGGGGCGGCGGCTTAGGCTTCGGGGTCATGACGTCACTCCTTCGTTGACGCCGCGCCACACTCGGATGACCGAGTGTTTGCGGGACGGGGTATTGGATTCGGTAAAGCCGATTGGCCGGATAATGCCGAGCTTCCGGGCCGCCTGGAAAACGCCGCCGACCATGTTGCCGTGCGGGGCCGGGCGCACAGACTTGCGGAGATCATCGGCCGTGAAGTCCAAGCCAGACCACGCGTAGGCCTCAAGCCAGTTGAGCGCGTCGGCTGGCCAGTCCAGATCCTCAAGCGCTGCGGGGCCGCTCATTGGTGCGGCATCCTGACTGGCATGAGAATATGCCGGTACAGGGTCGCGTCCTTCGTGTCCGCGCCGCCGTCAATGAAGTGCCACTTCTTGCCCGGACTGCCGCCATAGATGCGAACCTTCTCACCTTTGAAGCTGTTCATCAGCCCCAAGAAGTAGAAGCTGTTGAACGCAAGTCGAACGGGCTCGCCAGTAAGCGTTCCCTTGGCGAGTGGTGCGCTATCAGGCCCGAACACTCCATCGTTGAAGCTGGTCAGAACGCCCGCCTCGCTGATGGTCAAGTACGCGGGCGTGTTCCGCTCCGACATGTGATGGGCAACTTTGGCGGCTTCGAGCAGCTGCACCCGGTCAACATCCATGACGGTGGTGGGGGTGATCTCGAACAGTTCCCCAAGCTTGGGATAGTCCGCCTCAATGCCAGCCGCCGTGTACGTTGCATTCGGCAGCCTAAAGACGACGTTGCCAACCTTCGCCAAGTCCACATGCACGCTGCCCTTTTTGACCTGCTTGGCCATGTGCTTGAGCATGGAGAGTGGGACCGTAAACGACTCACTGCCGTACCCATGACCGGGAACGAAGCCGGACGTCAGCCGGTAACGGTCAGTGGACCAGAGCGTCAAGCCTTCCGGGCTGGACTTGAAGCGCACTGAGCTAATAGTTGGCAGGGTGTCATCAGTAGACGCAGCAACCAGCGCCCGACCCAATGCAGTACGCAGCGCCTCCGCATCAACCGCAATGTGTGACTCGAATACGTGGTGCGTTACCTGCTCAGGGAATTCGGAGATAGGCGCCGTCTCGACCCTGAGCTTGTAGCCCAGAGCCTCGACAGTTACCTGCTTGGCGTCGAGAGCGACCTTCACGTCCGCGCTCCGGTCGCGGCCAGTCGTGGAAGTGATCGCACTCCGCAGCCATGCGTAGCTGACTAGGAATGGATCACCCGTGCCTGGATCGGATATCAGGTCCGCCTCAGCCGTTCCGGTATTGCCGACAGCAAACAGTGACGGCACAACCGGATCGATCCGGACCATGCCCAAGATAGGGACTGCCTTCTTGCCGATGGTCGCCGGGGTCAACCTGTTCAGCGCCGCGATCCATTCCTTCGCCGGCGCCGTGATTACTTGTAGACTGCTCATTAGTTACTCCTAGATTTGGGTACGAAAAAGGCGCTCACCGGGCATGGTGGGCGCCTTACTTTTTGGGGTGGGCTAGAACTGAGCGGTCGGCCCGGCTGGCGCTGCGACGATGACCGGGGCCATGGTGATCGTGACAATGTCTTGGGAAACATACTCGTGACCTCGCACGAAATCTTCCTGCACGACGCCAACAGCCTTGGCCTTGTCGCGCATGGCTGCTTCCATGGCTCCGCGCCCGTCTTCGACGTATCGAGTCTTGCGGCCGTCGTACGTCTTGATGCCCAGCGCTGCGCCCTTGATGTCCACGTCAAGGTATCGTCCTTGCCTGTCCCACTGGATGTCACCGTTGGGCTTACGGATGCCGTACTCGGTGCGGGTCTCGGTGGTTGCTGCTTCACTCATTGCTTCTCCTATAGATAAGCCGCCCATGCAGGCGGCTGGGTTACTTGTGGTTGCGGCGGATGATCTCGGCGCCGTGGATCAGCGCCCACGCGAGGGTGGCGAGGATGGTTAGCGCGGCGACGGTGATGATGACGGCGGCGAGGACGGTGCACATGACGCTCACCGCTCACCCCACACATGCACGACCTCGGCGCGGTCAGGGCTGATGATGACCGGGCCGCTGGTTCGGTGGTGGTAACGGTGAGGTGGGAAGAGGTGGGCGAAGAGGCGCTTCATGTGGTGCTCCTAAGCTGACGGTCGAGGAGTGCAATCCTTGGTTCCAGCCGGAGCAGGCATTCCCAAATTTCTTAGGCGTGGAACATTCTGTTGGCAGCTATCGCACGTGAGTACTGGCGGGCTGTTTTTCGGTAGGACTTCCTCAGCGCATCAAGCTCTCGGTACGTCACGCTGATACCTCCGTGTCATCCTTGGCCGCCACTCGCTCTTGATACCTACGCTTGGCCGCCTCGCTGCGGCACGTCTTACACAGTCGCCCGTCTTTCTGGAACCCGATATTGGCTTCCGTGAGGTCATGGCCACGATTGCACTGAGCGCCGGGGACTAGCTTCGGGCCACTGGCCTTCCTTATGCCAGCGAGCGTGACGCCCTGATAGGACTTCTGCGAGGGATGCTGCCTGAGGTATCCGTGATTTCTGAGGTAAACCGTCAGAGCCGCACCTTTTAGGCCGATAAGTCGCTCCAGATGCGTCTGCGGAACTTCATACTCCGTTACGATCCTGAACAGCAAGTCACCGTAAGGCTTGATAGTATTCCGGGCCGGGGCGTCCAGTGGGGTCCAGCCGCGCACCGTAGTAACCTGCTCATGTAGGGCTGCTAGTTCATTTAGAACAGCCACGGGAATATCAAGCGCTGGGGACGTAACTCGCAGTCCAAGTATTCGGGTTACGCGCAGTCTCTTGGATTTGCGCTCAGCAGCCTTGCGCTGGACTCGTGGTGCGGGCGGGTAGTTTCGCATAAGCCGCACGGGGACCGGGCGGGCTGCACGTTGGCGAATGTACTCGCGAGTGAACCCGACGAGATCCCCAAGCTCCTGCAACGTATACCCGGCTGCATAGGCGGACTTGAAAATCGCGTCAGCCTCATCACTAGCCCTTGCATCGGTAAGGTCTTGTTTCACCATGTCGATGCTCACGCCGCCACCAGCCCTTTGATAGAGCCGTACTTAATGAAGAACTGAATCAATACGTTGTCCGTAGCCGTCTCGCCAGTGACGTCTGACGAATCGCGGAAGTACTTCTCGGCCGCCTTGTGGAACTGATCGGCGAACTCCGACATCAGCGCGTGCCGTGCAATGCTGTGCGCCTCACGGGAACTAATCGGACGCCCGAAATCGGCGTGCATCTTCTGAATCATTTTCTTGAGCTCAACGAATTTGGGCAT